CTTTCTTAATATTCTGTTCAAAGCATTCTAGTAACTTCTCTTCTAAAGTGAAATCTCTAGTACTCCTTCTAGTAGAAGCTCTAAGGACTGTATTCTCATCTCTAATTGTCTGTAGAGTCTTCATAACCTTAGTAAGCTTATCAGCAAGGATAGCATTCTCTTTAGATAACCAGTTGATAGCTAGGGAGCTCATACTGTATCCCCAAATAAACTTGATAGTTCGTTATCAACTTCCTTAGCAATCTCTAGGGCAATCTTAGCATAACTAGCCATATCTAATAAATTATCATGCTTATGTTTATATCCTTCTCTCATAGCTTTAAATAGAGTCATTAGTACCGCTACATCCTTAGCAGATATTGATACTTTATTCTCTGGATTTCTATTTAGGTATTCTTGCCAGACATTTGCTATAGCTTGGTGGGATACTCTCACATTACCATAATCACCTTCTCTGGTCTCTTGAATACCATGTACTTCATTAGTCATAATTATCCTTTTAATGCACTTATATAATTTACTAGGTCTTCTAAGGTATCATCAATAGCTATAACTTTACCTTCCGGTATCTCAATATTATAGAACTCTTCTATTTCCATAAGTAGAGTAACTAATATATCAAACTCATCAAATCCTAGTTTCTCTAGAGTTAACTTTAAGACTCTACATTCATCTGTAGGAAGTGGTATGATTCCTTGACATATCTTAGTAATGTCTCTAGCATACTTATCCTCTGTAGCTATATCCATATTTTGCATATGTCTCAATCCTTTTAAGTGTTCTTTTATCAACTGGTATTCCCTTTTGGATGTTTAATAGTTTATATTCAATATCAAACATAGTATTTGAGTAGGAATTAAATAATATAGAGTTATCTTCTAGTAACACCATAGCAGTACAAGTAAAGTCAAAGCCTTTTACTAACTCATAAGGAGTTCCGTATAGGAATCTACCACCAATCTCTTTAGGAACTACTACAGTTAATTCATACTGAGAACTGAACCATTCAGCACCATCTGTAATAATCATGCCTACAGTAGTGTATCCGTCAAGTTTGTTTGTAAGTGTTCTCCTTAGTATACATAAAAGGTCTCTGATGACTTCATCAAACTTATCCATATTATCATCTATCATAAATACATCAATATCTCTAGGCTGTTTACCTTCTAAGAAGCTCCTTAAAGCTCCTCCTCCAATATGTGCCCTTCCTTTTAGTACCTTATTAATCCTAGCATAGATATGCTCTTCAGGAATCTTAACCATCTTTTAAGCTTATGGATTTAAAACTAGAGTAATCATCATCTATATCATGCTCTATCACTTTGGAGCACTCTTCCTCGTTTTCTACCTTTTGTCTAGCTTCATCCGCAGAATTAGCCTCTACTTCAAATGTTTTAGTGACAAAAGTTGTACAACTGCCACTATATGTTAAAATATATTTCTTCATAATTTCTCCTTAGATTCTCATAGCGACATTTTGTCGTTATGGAGTGTATTAGTGTGTTTCTGACCAGTTCTTACCAGTCTTACTCTCTCCGTCAATTCTTATATTAATCTCTAAAGACTCTCCTACATCATTAAAGGTCTCTCTTTGAGTCCTTGATACAATTTCCATAAAGGTATCTTTAACTTCTAGTTGAGCCTCATCATGCACATTAAGAACATTCTCATAGTCCATCTCTTTATCAGTATGTAGTACATCATCAGAGTTTAATAGTCCAGCTTCTTGTAGCTTATCATCAACTTCTACAGCCCAGTACTTCATAATGATAGCTCCACAAGCTTGAAGTAGCATATTAGGTGCTGAATGGTCTGAACGAGTAAACAACTTATTACCATCAAGGTCTATAACAAAGCCAGAGTCTTTAGAGCGACTCTTAATTTCGTTAACGAGTCTCTTAAGTGATGGATTAGCTTTCATAAACTTAGTCTTAAGTTCCTTACCAACTCTTTTCTGCTCCTCAGCAGTTGCGTTAGGCTTAATAATAGAACCTATCTTCTGGTCTCCAGCTCCGTAGAGCCAAGCATAAATAAAAGTTTTCGCTATACTTCGTTGCTTCTCATGTTCCTCATTGTGTTTATCACGAATAGTCCCTTCAGGAATCAATCCAGCATCTATACAGTTCTTCCAGTGAATGTCACCATTAAGAACGATAACGCCATAAGAACCATTATCAAAGTAATATAAATAATGGGATAGAGTTCTTAGCTCTAAACCAGAGCCGTCAGCTCCACACATTGTGTACCCATCATTGACTATAAAGAGCTCTCTAAATCTACTACCGTACTCAATAGTATTAGCTGGTACTTGTCCTAGATTAGGTGAGTAGTGTGTACACCTTCTAGTAACAGCTCCTAAAGAATCTACACGACCATGAATGCGTTTCGTTATAGGATTATACATCTTCATAAGTGCTGAGTCACCATCAGCTAACTGTGTAAGTCTCTTATTAAGCATAAGGTATCTCTGAAGAGACTCTATGCCTTCTATATCAAGTGAACCCAAAGTATCTGCATCAGTCTTAGGAAATCCCTTCTCAGTAAATACTGAAGGAATCCATCCATAATCTTCTGTTAACCACTTGACTATATGTGACCCAGAGTTAGGATTAAATTCTGTATAGGTTATCTCCTGAGCTTCTGCTCCAGCTTCTACACCAGTAGTCTTCATAGGTAAGCCAGTAATAGGGTGCTGTATAGTTCTCTTCATACTCTTCTTATAAGTCTTTATCTTTCCAGCTAAGAACTTAGGAGTGAACTGTTCCCTTAGAGTTTCAAGGATTGATACAGCCTCTATCCGTAGCTCTTTCTCTAGTATTTTAGCTTTAGCATAATCAAACTTAACACCAAAGCGTTCTTGCCTAGAAATCAGAGTAGCAAACTTATGCTCAATATCAAGAGCCCTCTTAGGAACTTCTTGTTTAATTATTCTATTTTGTATATACTCATAGAGCTTTACAGTAACCATGACATCTTGTTCACAGTACTCACCCATCTGAGGAGTGTATTTCTCCCAAGCACTCTCTTGCTCTCCAAAGTTTCCTTTATTATCATTTAGTCGGTATCCCCAAGCTTTTAGAGAGTGAGACTCATAGAGCTTTGATGGTAGCGTTCCAGCTCTCATACGACCTAAGTCAGTATGTTTTAAATCTGTACAAACCAGCTTAGAAGCAACCATAGTATCAAAGGTATCCCTATTCTTCCATTTGAAATCTTTTCGGAGTTTATGAAGAACTGGAATATCATACCCAATGATATTATGCCCTATGAGTTCACCTTCATTCAGGAGGTCAATAGCTTTAAATATAGGCTCATGGTCTTCATCAAACCTATACATCTTCTTCTCATCTAAATCATATACCCTAATACAATGTATCTTAGTTACATCATGGTATAAGTTATCTGTTTCAATATCAAATATTAACTTTCTCATTAATTCCAACTTATGTTTATGTGGCTATATAACCAAAATATGATATAGCTTACAATAGTACATACTACTATAAATAAGAATATTACTATCATTAAACCTTTAAATAAAGCATTTCCGAAATTCTCCATTATCAACTCCTTAAGTTATTAATAAGAAGCTCCGTAGAGCCTCCTATAAGAACTAAAAGTTTCTCTTACCTTTAGGCTTTTCATCCTCAAAATCATCTGAATCATCTAAGTAAAGGGAGTATCTACCAGTAGAAGGATTATATATGATATTATCACATAGCCCAGTATCTCCAGTTTCTCTCCACTTAAGAATACGAATCTTAGCTACATAGGGATTAGAACCTTGTTGGTCTCTTTCTACAGCTATGACGCCATCTGATAATTGCTCTAACGAAGCTGAGCCTCTTAAATCATTTAAGCTAATCATAGCTCCTTCATTAAAAGATTTCTTCTCAGCTCTCTTAAGATGGACGATAGCTATAATAGTACACCCAGTAGACTCAACGAAGCTTCTAAGGTTAGTCATAAATACATCTAGCATCTTTCTCTCACCCTCATCAGAATCTAATCCTGATACAGCTATTGATATATGGTCTAGAATGATTGTATCACACCCACAAGCTACATTCAAGTATCTAATCTTCTCTAAGAGTCTATTAGTAGCTACTGAACCAAAGTGGTCATAGAAGTGAACTCTATCAGACTTAAAGTATTTCTCATGGGTCTTATAAGCATCCTCTTCAGATATAATAGAGTGGTCTAGTCTTAAGTCCTTTAAAGGAACATCATGATCTAGTGCTATCAATCTATCATATGTCTTCGCTATAGATTCTTCTAGATATAACATACCCAGCTTAGTTTCTGGTATAGTGTCTAGAAAGAACTTCCCAAACTCTGTTACTACCGTTGACTTACCTATACCAGAACCAGCAGTAACTATAATAAGTTCCGCATCTCTGATACCCATAGTCTTCTCTTGTAACTTAGGATAGGGGAAAGGTCTACCAGCTCTAATATCTTTTCTCATAGAATCAAAGCTAACTTCAGAGCCTCTTACAACATTATCTTCTCGGAACTCTTTAGCCTCATAAGTCTTAGCTATAACACCTTGCTTACCTTCACCTCTTAGTACATCAGAAGCATCTTTATATGTATTATCATATGGTATATAGTATAACTTATTAGGACTAAAAATTCCTTTACACTTCTCTAAGGCTTTCTGACCAGCTTCATCAGAATCAAACCAAAGTATCACTTGCTCAAATGACTCTAACCAATCAATATTAGCTTGTAAGCACTTCTCTGCTGTATTTGCACCAGTTGATATAGATACAACTGGGTACTTACCTTCGTAAGCTTCAGCGATGGATAAACAGTCTATTTCACCTTCGGTTACTATAACTTTCTTTCCACCTTTATTTCTCCAAAGTTGCTTACCAAATAATAGAGTCTTTTCGGAATCCCCTATAAACTGGAACTCCTTATCAGCATTTCTTATTTTCTGTGCAATAACCTGACCAGCATCATTATAATAATTAGCTACTTGAACAAACTGTTCTTCACCATTCATCTTGTATGAAGCTGTACCATATCCATATTTCTTACAGATACTCTCAGATATTCTTCTCTCTTTTAGTTGTGTATAATCTATGTCCTTGATTAAAGGGGCTGATTTCTTCTTCTTAGGTTCTACAAATTTAGGGATAGAATCTAGATTAGGCTTGAAGCCATTACCATCAGAGTCACAAAGACCAAAACAGTATCTACCTCCATCTTCATAGATAGCTAAACAATCACTACCACCACAATCAGGACAAGTCTCATGGCGTAAGAAGCCCATTATAATCCTTCCAAGACTTCCATTAGTCTTACCTGATAATCTCTACTTACTGGAGGTCTCATGGCTTTAATAGTGATATTCTTATTATACCACTTGAACTTACCTGATTCATCTAGGACTTGCATAAGGAACTGTAACTCAGCTTCTCCATAGTTAACTGTATGAAGCTCTTTATAAGCTCCTAATATAATCCTACGGAACTTATCCTTACCTATGAGTTCTATATCTTCTAGTAGTTCTTTTGATGAGCCATAATAGGCTTTCCAGTTAGAGGGAGTAACAACTTTCTTCTTGTTAACTCTCCCCTTAACTTCTACACGCTTCTCTGAAACTGTCTTTTTCTTCCCTACATACAGCTTATTGTTTGTAGTATTTATGATAAGGTAGATAAACCCTCTAGTAGAAGGTTCAACTAACTCAGAGTTCTCCCACATCTAGAAGTCTCGCTTTCCTTTTGATTTCGTAGTAGGTTTAGGTTCTTCTTCTTCTCGTTCAGCATCTTCAAAGTCATCATCAGAATCCTTAAAGTCATCGTCTTCCTCAAAGGCTGATTCAGCACCAGCAAATGATACAAGCTCATGTACTCTTAATGAATCCATAGATAAGGCTGTGTATTCCGTTACCTTATTCTTCTCATCTGTAAAGCTTCCAGCATAGATATTACAAGATAGTGCAATTACTGAGCCTGAGCCTACAATAGCTGTCTTATCTAGTCCTTTCTTAAACTGAATCTTTGGACGATTCTTAGAGCTAAAAGAAAACTTAACTACTTCTTCATCTTCAATCTTCTCATCGTTATCATCAAGGAAGTAAGTTTTGTTTTCAGTATCATATTTATATACTGGAGAGTACAACTTCTTAGGCTTCTTAGCATTCTTAGAAGTTTTATTCATCTCGATGATTCTAGTATTGTCACCATATAGTGCATCACTAAGTTCATCTGCTTCATCTTTAGGCACAATTAATTCTAGTGAAAACTTGCCTTTATCATTTGGTGTAGATACATAACAGAATCTACTAGGGTATGGTTTGGTAACGACCTTATTGCCATAAATAGCCATAGGTATATCTCCTTAAGTTTATTTCTGCTAGTTAAAGCAGTTCTTCATTATACTGGGCAGTTGTTCATAGATTCTCATAGCGACATTTTGTCGTTATGGCTTTGATAGTAATTGCCAGTTACTTGTAATCTCTTTCTTAGGAGGCATACATTCCCTTTCATCTAAGAATTTAAGCCTAGGAGAACTATAAGCTCTTCTAATGTTCTCTTGTCTGAATCCTACAACAGCATCTCTGACAGTCACTTCAGATATGGTATGACCTATAACAGCACCATAAGTCTGAATGAGCTTTAACGCTTCCTCATAATCCTCAGCTTCAAGTTCCTTTTCATATCTAATAGTAATCTCTTTCTTCTCTATAACCTCATACCTAAACTTCATACAATCTGCTCCCATCTACATTCCTCTATAGTTTTATCTTCTCGTTCTCTTAAGTAACTAGGAAATCTTAACTTATTATTAACAGTCACTTCAGAGGCATTAATTTCTATAACGAAAGGTCTAGATTCTTTATAATACTTATCAAAGCTTAAATTAAGCTCTAACATTCTAACATTCCACTTTACTCTTTCTAAGTCAGGCATAGTAGGAACTTTACCAATACTAACAAGCTCTACCTTTCCATCAGTTTCTTTAAAGAGACCTACCTCGAATGCCCCTACCATGCCTTCTAATCGAGTACCCTTCTTCCCTAGATGATATCCTAATACAACAGCATCAACATTCATAGGAGGTTTCAGCTTTGTAAAGCATCTACTAAACTTACAAGATTCTTCTTCTAGGTTAAATAGCACAAACCCTTCCATCTTTTTACCTAATACTAACTCATTCCATCTATCTTCTAAGGTATCAATAGTATGACATCTAGGAACACAAACATTAGGAATGTAAGTTGATAGTACTAATTGTGAGTATGAGGCTTGTAAGGATTCTTTTGAGAATTGAGGGAGTAAGCATAAGGTTCTAAAAGCTAGTGGTGCTTCTCTATAGTTCACTCCTTTTTGCTCATAGCAGTCATAAATAACTAATTGAATCTGCTGAAGTGAATCATCATAATCTTTTCTGCCTAATACTCTTCTTGAAAGACCCCAAGAGTTTCTAGGATTGTGTAGTGATTCCATAATATGTACAGCTTCACAAGCATACACACCATAAGGCATCTCTGAGTTTTTAATATCATTTACTAAGTAGGGTACAAGATGAGATACATCATTACCTTCTCTTGTTAGCATCCTAATATTATTTCTATCCTCTGGAATCTCTAAGTCTATATGAGTTCCATCTAATTTAACATAGAAGTGTGTGTATTTGTTAGAGGTAGCTATGGAGGTAATTCTAGGTTTCCCTACAGAATCTTTATAGCTCTCTTTAAGTTCCATTCTCTCGAAGTATGGGTTCATTGTAGTATCTCCTCAGTAATAAATTTGTGTCTATAATACTGGGTGATTGTTTAAGAGGAAGTCATAGCGACATTTTGTCGTTATGAGAATTAGGAGAATGTAATAGGTTCTATGGAGATACTAACAAGTACTTAACTATCTTATTAGTATATTATCTCCTTTAGGAGGAGGAGATATTAAGAGCCTTATAGAACTAATAGTAACTAATAGTATCTTATAAGGTAACTCTCCCCTCTCTTCTACTATACTGGTGTTTTGTGTATTATAATGATTCTTGTACTTTATTCTTATAATCTTTAGTACCCTCAAAGAGTCCACATCCAGAGCCTTTAATAGAATCCTTAATGGTACATCCTTTGTTTATGTGCTTACATAACACACACATACGGAGCTCATAAGATACTATTAGTTTCTTAATCTCCATGTTCTTAGCTCGGATAAGCTCCTTATACTTCTCATCTACTTCTCTTCTAGTCTTAATAACTAACTCATCTTTACTCAAATTATCTCCTCTTCCTGTTCCATTTTTTTAATAAGGTCTATTAAACTTTCTCTTATATAGCTGTTAAATATCTCATCGCTACTTTTTAGGACTTCTATTGCAGTTAACTTTCTAGTAATAAATGTTTCCCCAGCTACAAAGAAATCTAATGATACCTCACTTCTAAACCTCATAGCATACCTTCTTACTGGAATCTCTTGTAAAACTACAGTACGTATCATAAGGTCACTTATCTCAAAGAAATCAGATACACAACTACCTTCAAGATTATATGAGATTTCAGGTATGTGTAAATTTCCTCTCCCATGCCAATTGTTAAGCTTCTCTAGCTTTAAACCCTCTGTTAAGTAATATAATGGTAAACTCATTCTAAACCTCCTAATCCATAAACTACTAAACATACAATAGCTACAACACCTAAAACATACATTAACTCTTTAATTACTCTATCTTTAGTCATCCTAATCTCCTTATTAACTAATAATATATACAGAATCTAAAACATCCTTTAAGTCTAAGGTGTTTAACATAGGGTCTTCAAGCTCATTAAATACTTCTACCATCTCATCATGTGTAAATCCAGCATTAGTCATGACCTCTACAGCCCACTCAAACAACACATCTTTAGAAAATATCTTTACATATGACAGACGAATCTCCTTATTAAGTATAGGCACATCATTAGCGTGTGTTCCATACTCATCATGCACTACCGCAAAGCTTCTAACTCCTCTATCTCCACAGCCCTCTACAGTATCTAATAGTAAGCTACTATCAAAGCTATGAATAACATTAGGAGCTACTGAGTTTTTCTGAGAATAATTATTAAGAAGTAGAGTCTTCTTATAGACTGCCATCCTAATTCTTTGATTTCCTCTAGCTGGTGTGTACATCCAAGTATCTATAACAGCACTCTTAGACTTCACATTCTTCTGATATACTTTAAAGCCTACTGGAGTAGTCCAAATAAGTCCTTTATTCTTTCTCTTACCAATCTCCTCAGTAATCTTCTTAATGAACTCCTGACCTCTCCTAGCACCCTTAACGACCCTATTAATTGCTTCTTGATTAGTAGAAGCTAATAAGTTACTAACTTGCCATGTCTCACCTACCCAGAATCTATTACCTAAGTCTTCATACTCATTAAAGATTTCTCTTAACTGATTCTGCATTCCCTTTAGAGTAACAGAATAAGGCTGAGTCATAGTGTTACGCTTAGTTTCCTTACGAGTTATCTTACCCTTCAAAGAATCTGCTATAGGCTTATAGTCCATAGTTTGAACTTCACCATTAGCTGTTGTGTGCTCCTTCATCCTAACATACTCACCATTATAGAGCATCTTATTAGCTTCTTCAGCGACCTTGCCATATACATCAGACCTAATAGAGCCTATTACATTAACTGCTTCAGCTCCTTCCTTATCTCTAAGTAACCCAGCGTATATTTGTAGACCTGAACAAGTACAATCAAGTCTAATAGGTATCTCAAAAGGACTAGAAGGACTCTTAAGTACCTTAGCATACTCTATACAGAAAGCTAAGTAACCAAAAGTATCATCTGCTCCACTCCACTTATCTAGGTATAGAAGAGGGTGTGTACCTACTAGCTTTATATCTTCTATATTATCATCTACCCATTTAATCTTATTAGGTAATAGCTCTTTATCAAGACCGTAACAGTTAGCTCCATGTATCTTAGCCCAATAGTGCCCTTCCTCTGTTAAAGGTCTTGCATCATTAAACTTTAACATAGCTTTACCTATGGAATCTGTCTGAGGATTTAACCCCCCTTGAACTGGATATATTCTGCCTCTAGAATCATACTGATATGTAAAGTAAAATACATCATCTTTATAGGCTTCACAGATACTCAACTGAGACTTAAGAGATAAGGCTTGATTCATATTAGCTTCATTAAAAGATA